TGGGTTTCACTGACCAAGAGTTAGCTCAGGCTTACGACTCCCGACAGGTTCAGGTGCTGTGGATGGCAGCTCAATATGCGAAGCTCCAGAAGCAGAAGCCCGAGGTAACCAAGAAGGTACAAGACGCACCGAAGATGCTCCGTCCAGGCGTTGCGGCAAACCAAAAGAATGCTGCAGACGAGAATGTCAAGAAAGCTCACTCGCAGTTGAGGAAGTCTGGAAAAGTCTCTGATGCTGCGGCCCTGTTTGAACGAATGCTCTAGGAGTCCAAAATGACCCAATTCCGTACCTACGCTGCCGTTGGTATGCGTGAAGACCTGTCTGATGTGATCTACAACATCAGCCCGACTGACACCCCGTTTATGAGCACGGTTGGCAAGACCAAGGCCACCGCTGTTTATCACGAGTGGCAGACCGACTCTCTGGCCGCTGCTGCCGCCAATGCCGCTGTGGAAGGTGCTGACGCATCTACCGCCACCCTGACCGCCACGACCCGTGTTGGCAACCGCACCCAGATCAGCCAGAAGACTATCGGTGTTACTGGCACCCTGGAGGCTGTTGACAAGGCTGGCCGTAAGTCTGAGAAGGCTTATCAGCTTGCCAAGGCTTCGTCCGAAATCAAGCGCGACATGGAGTTCACCTTCCTGAGCAACACCGTCCAGAGCAACGGAACCGCCGGTTCTACCGCTCGTGTGTTGGGTGGTCTGCAGACCTGGCTGGCAACGAACGGTGACTTCGGCTCGGGTGGCTCTGCTGGTGCTTCTGGCACGACCGCTCGTACGAACGGCACGAACCGCACCTTCACGGAAGACCTCCTGAAGACGGTTATCAAGGAAGTGTTCGAGTCCGGTGGTTCCCCGAAGATCCTGATGGTCACGCCTGCTCACAAGCAGACCGTCTCGGCCTTCGCCGGTATCGCTGCTCAGCGCTACATGGCCCCTTCTGATGCCCCCACGACCATTATTGGCGCGGCTGATATTTATTTGAGCGATTTCGGCTCCGTTTCTTGTGTACCCAACAGGTTCATGGTTTCGGGCAATTCGGCAAATGAAGTGGCCTTCGTGCTGGACCCCGAGTACGCTGCTGTGGCGTATCTGCGTCCCTTCTTCACCAACGAACTGGCGAAGAACGGCGACTCGGATCGCACCCAGTTGCTCGTGGAATACACGCTCGAGGTTCGCAACGAGGCCGCCCACGGCATCATCGCTGACTTGAGCTAATCTTCGGTAGCAAGTAACTAAGGGGGCCGGGGCAACTCAGCCCCCTTTTTCACATGAACATCAACGAATTCTCAAAGACCGCCAAAGTTGTAGATCGCAAGGCCCATAAGACCGATGACGGTGGGCTGATTATCGAAAGCACCCAAGATGTTTCTGGGATCATTGAATCCAACAAGAAGCAATTCAATGCTTACGATGAGCGCGCCCGATGGAGCGATCATGTGTTTGGGAATAAGATTGCGTCCATCCCGCTTGCGGTAATTGATGAGCTAAACAAGCAAGGCATCATGCGGGGATTCCATGTGTTGGATCAACCTCGTTTCAAGGCCTGGCTGAACCATCCTGACAACAGAGCGTTTCGCACCCGTCCTGGGAGGATTTGATGGCTCTCTCAACATACTCAGACCTCAAGACAACGATTGCGAACTACCTCGCTCGGTCTGATCTGACCTCTCAGATTCCTGACTTCATCACCCTTGCGGAGAATCGCCTTCGCAGGGATCTGCGTACTCGCAAGATGCTGAAGTTGACCTCGCTGTCTCTGACTGCGAATGACTCGACTGTTTCGATTCCTTCGGACTTTTTGGCTCTGCGGGATCTGTACCTATCCACGACCCCTGCAACGCCTTTGCAGTTTCTGAACCCGAGTTCGTTTGTGAGGAACGCTCGGATCACAGACACCGGCATTCCGAAGCAATACACGACACTTGATACAGAGTTCAAGTTCGCGCCGATCCCTGACTCGAACTACTCTGCTCCATTGCTGTATTACGGGGCACCTCCATACCTAAGTGATTCAAACACCTCGAATGTATTTCTGGTGAACTACCCAGACGCTTTGATCTATGCGTCTTTGGGTGAGGCAGAGCCGTATCTGATGAATGATGAGCGGCTTGCGACATGGGCTGCGCTCTATCAGCGAGCCATTGACTCCATCACCACATCCGATGATGGAGATGAATACTCTGCCGTACCTCTGACGATGACTCTTGCCAAGAGATAAGCATGGAACAGCGCATTACCTTCGGAGAGTGGCTCCCTGACCAGCCTGGCGTGGTTGGGGCGCTTCAAGATGCCAAGAATGTCATCGCCCAGACCGTTGGTTATGGGCCGTTCCCTGGGCTTGTGGACTACTCAGCGTCCGCATCCGAGAACCTGACATCGTTCTTCACTGGCGAGTTTGGGGCGACTCGTAACATCTTCGCAGGTGGCAATACCAAGCTGTTCAAGTTCGATAACACCGACCTGTCGATGGACAATGTTTCAAAGACAGGTGGATACACGGGGACTCAGCCCTGGAAGTTCACCCAGTTCGGCAAGGTTGTAATCGCTGCGAATGGCGCTGAGAAGCTCCAGGCTTGGACGCTGGGTACTTCTACGCAGTTTGCTGATCTTGCTGCCGCCGCTCCTGTGGCCTCATATGTCTCGGTGGTTCGAGACTTCGTGGTAGCTGCAAATATCTCGAGCTATCCGAATCGAGTCCAATGGTCTGACATCAATGACGAGACGGATTGGACTTCTGGCCCAACATCTCAGTCCGATTACCAGGACATTCCTGACGGTGGAAACATTGTCGGGATAACGGGTGGTGAGTTTGGTCTTGTCCTGTTGGATGAAGCAATCGTTCGGATGTCCTATATCGGGGCACCGTTCTTCTTCCAGTTCGACACCATCTCTCGCTCTTTGGGGTGCTATGAGGCTGGGTCGGTGGCCCAATACGGTCCACTTACCTTCTTCCTGTCTGATGACGGGTTCTATGTCTGCGATGGGCAGTCTGTGAAACCCATTGGAGCTGAGAAGGTTGATCGGTGGTTCTTTGACGATTTGGACCCCGCCAATGTCTCAAAGATGAGTTCGGCTATTGATCCTGTGCGTAAGGTTGTGGCGTGGAGCTACCCCAACACCCGCGCAGGGCAGTCAATCCTTATGTATAACTGGCAAGTCCAGCGCTGGACATACGCCGATACCACGGCTAATTTCATCTCCTCAATGGCGACCTTTGAGGTGACTCTTGAGGGTTTGGATCTCTACTCTGCCAGCTTGGATGCTTTGGATACCTCTTTGGATTCGCGGATCTGGCTGGGTGGAAAGTTCGTGTTTGCCGGTCTCCAGGGGGCAAAGATTGTCTCGTTTACTGGGGAATCAACTGCCGCAAACATTGAGACCGGAGACTTCGTGGCCGGTCAGAACTCTGTTGTCAGGCTTGCCCGTCCCCAGGTGGACAATGGATCAGCTTCGGTTGCCGCAGCCTCTCGAGATCGCCTGGATGATGCGATCTCTTTTGGGACATCTTCAGCAGCAGACTCTGATAACCGAGTGAGCCTGAGAAGTTTCGGCAAGTACCATCGTCTGCGGGTTATCCCTAGCGGAGACTGGACAACGATGGTTGGTGTTGATGTGGATACTGTTCAAGCTGGGCGGCGCTGATGTTCCGTGTCCTTCCACCATTCGGCTCAGATCCTCGCGGGGTTGCGGAGATCGTCAACGGGCTTATGAATGGAAAGTCCAACAATACCGGGACAGTAACGCTAAACACGGGTGGGGCATCAACCACCACGATCTATGACGCTCGGATCAGTCCTGAGTCAAAGATCATTCTGATCCCGTTCTCGGCAAACGCCTTTAATGACAAGGTTCCTTACGGGGCGTTCCAAGACTCCACAGACCAGACTGCGGCCTCAACCACTACGGCTTACGCGATCACCTATAACACCACAGATTATTCCAATGGTGTAACGCTATCCAATAGTTCCAGGCTAAATGTCTCAAATCCTGGGGTTTACAACATCCAGTTCTCGGTCCAGTTCGCCAATGCAGACACCCAGATTCAGGATGTGGACATTTGGTTCAGGAAGAACGGCACGGATGTAGCGGGATCTAACAGTAAGTTTTCGGTTCCAAACTCCCACGGCGGGACGAATGGTCATCTTATTGCTGCGCTTAATTACTTCATTGAGCTGGCCGCAAACGACTACATCCAGATCATGTGGGCCACGACTTCCACACTGGTCACGATTGAGCAACTTCCTGCCCAGACAAGCCCAACGAGGCCGTCAACCCCTTCGGTGATCGCCACAATGACTTATGTCTCGATGGCCTCAATCGCCAATGTGTATGTAAGCTCTCAGTCTCAAGGAAGTGCGGTTATTACGCACTTTGCCAATTCCACGGCTGATAAAACATTTGCTTATGTGGTGGTGGGATGAATGTTCGCTTGATTTCCCCTAACGATCTGAGACAATGGTGGGGATTCGTCAGACCAGGGCTTTTGAAGGTTCTTCAGAAGACCCCGGAGGGATGGATTCCCGAAGATGTCTATACAGACTGCTATAACGGGAAGTCCATGCTCTGGGTTGGACTGGATGACGCAAGGCCAGTCGGGTTCATGGTATTGCAACCCAGAGAGTCCTCGCTCCATGTGTGGTGCGCCTATCTGCAAGAGGTAGGTTTCTTTGAGGAAGGCTGGCAGCATCTCCTGAACATCGCCGAACACGGTGACGCAAGACGGCTTACATTTGAGTCATGGCGACCTGGTTGGCAACGACAGGCTAAGAAACTTGGATTCAAGCCCAGATCGTGGGCATTGGAGGTTATATGAGCGGTGGCGGCGGTTCTCAGACTACGACACAAGAGTTAGACCCCACAGTCAAGCCGTATGTGCAATATGGTTTGAGTGAGGCGCAGCGTCTATACCAGACACAAACCCCGCAGTATTACCCTGGACAGACCTATGTCGGCCCGAGTACGCAAACACAATCTGCGCTTCAGGCCGCTCAACAACGGGCGGTGATGGGTTCTCCCCTTCTGCCTGCTGCTCAAGCGCAGTCTTTGGCAACAATCCAAGGTCAATACCTCGGAGGCAATCCTTTCTTCCAAGGAGCCTTCCAGCCTGCAGCACAAGCGGCTCAACAACAATACTTTGATGCGCTTGGACAACTGAAGTCCCGAGCATCTCAAGCAGGCCGATATGGTTCTGGTGCGATGGTCAACATGGAAGACCGCGCCCGAGGCCAATTCGCTCAGTCTCTGACTGATGCAGCATCTCGATTGGCATACCAGAACTACGAAGCAGAACGCGCTCGCCAACAGGCGATGCTCGGTGCTGCTCCTGGTCTGGCCGCTGCTGATTACGGTGACATTGAGCGTCTGATGCAAGCTGGTCAGGCGGCAGAGGGCTACCAACAAGCCGCGCTACAAGCAGACATCAACCGCTTCAACTTTCTTCAAGGACTCCCGCAGAACCAACTCAATCAGTATCTTGGCGCTGTGTATGGATCTCCGCGAGGTTCTGTCACAACTCAGCCGGTCTACCGCAACCCAGCTACCGGGGCATTGGGTGGCGCACTGGCTGGTGCCCAGTTGGGTAGCGTGATTCCTGGTGTTGGAACAGCTATCGGGGCTGGTGTTGGTGGACTGCTTGGACTGTTGGGGTAAACCATGAACGAACTCTTTGCACAGTTGTTCGGACAACAACCTTCATATGCCACGGCGCTTCTTGGTGAGGAAGAGGCTCGCCGCTTACAACAACAAGCTCAACAGCAGGGATTGTTAAACACGGGGCTTTCTCTCCTTGCCAGTTCTGGCCCATCGACTCAGCGCCGAGGCATTGGTCAGCTTCTCGCACAAGGCGTTCAAGCTGGTCAGCAGGCCTATCAGGGGGCGTATAACCGCGCCATTCAAGAGCAGGCATTGAAAGAACAGATCCAAGAGCGTCAACAGCTGCGTCAAGAACAGATGGCCGCACAACAACTGCTGCCGCAGATTCTCCGTCCTGGCGCACAGACTCCGACCTTCTATGGAAGGCCGACTCAAATGCCTCTGCGCGATGACGAAGGCAACATCATGCCTGGTGCTGGTGTGTCTGTTGGTCAGCCGCAGATTGACATGAACACGCTTCAACAGCTTCTGACTCGTGCTCCGAGCGTGGCAGGTAAGGTTCTGCCGACTGTTGAGGCTTTCCGCAAGATGACGGCTCCAGAGGCTCCCGTGGTTGTTGGGGCTGAACAGGCTCTTGTGCGGCCATCTGGTGAGGTTGTTTTCCAAGGCAGGGGTAAACCTGAGAAGCCAACTAGCGATATTCAAGAATATCAAAAGGCTGTTGAGCAGGGCTTCAAGGGATCATTCCTTGATTACCAGACCCAACTGCGGCAGGCTGGCGCAACTCGTGTGAATGTTGATACCGCCGGTCAAGGTGAGTTTGCTAAGAAGGCGGGTGGGTTCGCTGCAGAAGGATTCCGAGACCTCTCAAATCAGGGTCAGAACGCAACTCGGTCAGCTATTCAGCTAGATCGCTTGGATACGCTTTTGAAGCGCACTGGAAGTGGCCTTGCGACACAAGCCAAGGCTATTGCTGGAAACTTTGGTATTGAAACCAAGGGCTTGAGTGATATTCAAGCGGTTGAGGCCATCGTTAACCAGTTGGTGCCACAACAGCGTCCTCCCGGCTCTGGAACGATGTCGGATGCTGACCTTGCTTTGTTCAAGAGATCTCTGCCTCGCCTGATTAACACCCCTGGCGGCAATCAGCAGATCATTGACACATTGAAGGCCATCAATCAGTACGATCAGCAGATCGGCGCGATTGCGAGAGAGGCCTTGCGTGGCCGCATCTCTCCAGAAGAAGCTGACGCTAGGATCAATCGTGTTGAGAATCCTCTACGCAGGACTCTGGATGACATTTTTGGGGGTGGCCGGTAATGAGCAAACTCGAAGAGGCTCGCGCAGCTGGTTATTCTGATGACGAGATCAGGGCTTATTTCCTGTCTCGCAATTTGGCGCTTCCTAAAGAACTAGAAGTTAAGGAAGAGCAGGTAACTGGTGCTCAGTTGCCTAAAGCCATTCGGATGGGAATGACTGCGCTCCAAGGCCCGACCTTTGGATTTGGCGAAGAGATCACATCTGCGATTGCTGCGCCGATCATGCGTAGGCCTGGAGAGACTCTTGGCGAGTCTTATGGCCGCATTCGAGACATCCAACGCGCTGGCATTCAGGCTTATCAAGAAGAGCAGCCGATTGGCTCAATGCTTCTTCAGACTGCTGCATCCCTTCCTGTTGGGCGAATCCTCCCGGCAGCGGGGCAGGGAATCCGTGGCGCAGTAGTGAGCGGTGGCGTTACAGGCGGCATTGGTGGCGCTGGAGAAGCTCCAAGCATGGCCGACATTCCCGGCGAGATGATCCAGTCTGCCGTGGCTGGTGCTGGTCTTGGTGGGGCTGTAGAGCAAACCCGCAAGATGGTTGCTCCTGTTGTCAGCACTGCAGCCACTCGAGCCGCCGGGATGGTTCCTGGCGTGATTCAGGATCTCGTTAGTGCGACCCCAGCCGACTATGCTCGGCGGCGCATTGCTCAGGCGATGATCCGTGATGGGGCCACTACCGAGCAAGTCCAAGCCCGTCTTTCCAAGTTGGGTGATGAGGCTGTTATCGCTGAGGCAGCAGGAAAGAACCTCAGTGATCTTTTGGACACGATGGCGACCCTTCCTGGCCGCACTAGGAACCTCACAGAACGCCTTATTCAGAGCAGACAAGCCACTCGAGGCGGCAGGATAGAAGAAGCCTCCAGGCGCGCTCTTGGGGTTGGTGACGAAGGTCTCGGGGCTACGGTTCGGGGATTGATTGAGCGGCGATCTGCCGAATCTGCTCCTTTCTACCAACAGGTAGACCGGATGGTTGTCAATGCAGACGATGATCTTGCCGGGATATTGAACTCAGCCAAAGAACTTGGTGCTTTCAGCATGGCTGGAAGGATTGCCAAGGCAGAGCAAAGGCCATTCACACTAAAGAAGATTGAGCCTGGCTCAGAAGCCTCAATGGTTGATCTGAACTATGTAAAGCAAGGTTTGGATCAGCTTTTGACCAGTAGGCAAGCGGTGAATGAGCGTGGTCAGATGACCCCGTTTGGCCGGTCTTTGGTTGGTCTTCAGAATCGGCTTTTGTCAAAGCTGGATGAGGCCACTATTGATCCAAATACGGGCCAATCACTTTATGCCCAAGCGCGTAATGCTTACGCTGGTCCATCTCGAATGATTGAAGCGGCAGAGTTTGGCCGCACCGTGCTTAATCGCACTCCAGATCAGATCCGCGATCAGCTTAGTCGCATGGGTGAATCTGAGCTTCAGTCCTTCCGAGTTGGTGCTCAAGAGAATCTCAAGATGATGGCTGGAACCCGCGCTGGGCAGAACAAACTGCTCAATATGTGGGTTGAGTCCGATACGCGAGATAAGCTAAAGGAAATCTTCCCAAGCGAGAGGGCTTACCGTGAGTTTGTCTCTCGAGTCACCGCAGAGCGCAAGATGAAGGAGATTGAGGCTACTGGTCGAGGATCTCAGACCGCATCAAGAGAAGCCCGGATGGAGGATGTTGCTGCCTCTCAGCTTCAGGATACGGTAAATCTTGCTGCAGCTGCGAAGTCAATGGACATCGGCAGCCTGATGAATATGTTGACTACTGGAATGCGTAGGACTGCGGTTCCTGAGCCTGTTCGTGATGAGATCGGGCGAATCCTATTGAGTCGCGCACAAAGTGGTGATGAAATCCGAATGATCCGAGAGGCTTTGGAAAGAATGCGCCGACAACAGCAAGTTGCTCCCGCCACAAGTGGTGTGGTTGGTGGTCAGTTCCAATCAGTCGCCGATCCGTTTATCGAGTCTCTCAAGTCTTTGCTGGACTAAGGAATAAATCATGCCCCGTACCAAAATCTCCGAGTTTTCAGCAACCGCTGGTAATAACACGGATATTGATGGCATCAACATCGCAGAAGGTTGCCCTCCTTCTGGTATCAACGATGCAATTCGGGAGTTGATGGCGCAGCTCAAAGACTTCCAAACCGGAAGTGCTGGAGACTCTTTCAACGGCCCAATCGGATCTGTCACCCCTGCGGCGGGTGCGTTTACGACTCTTTCGGCATCTTCCACGACCACTCTGTCTGGGCTGACCGCTTCGACTGCGCTAGCGTTAGATGCTAGCAAGAACATCGTTTCAGTCACGAATACTGGAACCGGAAACAATGTCCTGGCGACAAGCCCGACCCTGGTAACGCCGATCCTTGGAACGCCGACCTCTGTCACGCTGACAAACGCGACAGGGCTTCCCCTCTCGACTGGTGTAACTGGAACCCTTCCGGTAGCAAACGGTGGAACGGGTCAGACAACGGCCAATGCTGCGTTTAACGCTCTTGCACCGTCTCAGACCTCCAACTCTGGGAAATACCTCAAGACAGACGGGACGAACGCATCCTGGGATGCTTTGGACATTTCCACGGCAGATATCACCGGAACGCTTCCAATTGCAAACGGTGGCACGAACGCCACCACAGCCTCTGGTGCCCGTACAAGCCTTGGTCTGGGGACTATCGCCACTCAGGACGCATCCAGCGTAGCGATCACTGGTGGGTCGATCACGGGGATTACGGACCTTGCTGTTGCCGATGGTGGCACGGGAGCTTCTACGGCTGCTGATGCTCGCACAAACCTCGGCGCTGCGGCTTCTGCTACGACCCTCACCGCTGGAACGGGTTTGAGTGGCGGTGGAGACCTGAGTGCAAACCGCACTTTCAGCTTGGCGAACACCGCTGTAACTGCTGGCTCTTACGGGTCTGCCTCTGCGGTTGCAACCTTCACGGTTGACGCTCAAGGCCGACTGACTGCAGCGGGGAACACGAATATCTCCATCTCCAACTCGGCTGTGTCGGGCCTGGGCACGATGTCCACTCAGAACGCCTCGAGCGTGTCTATTACTGGTGGGTCAATCACCGGGATCACCGACCTGGCCGTGGCAGACGGTGGAACTGGTTTGTCCTCTGGAACCTCGGGCGGGGTGCTTTACTTCTCCGCGACAAACACGCTCGCCTCTTCTGGAGCTTTGGCGGCTAATGCCTTGGTGATCGGTGGCGGGGCTGGTGTGGCTCCTTCAACCACAACCACGGGAACGGGTGTTCTGACTGCTTTGGGCGTGAACACCGGAAGTGCTGGTGCTTTCGTTGTCAATGGCGGCGCTCTTGGAACTCCCTCATCTGGAACCCTGACAAACGCCACTGGATTGCCTCTTTCCACGGGTGTTACGGGGACTCTGCCTGTTGCCAATGGTGGAACGGGTTCTTCCTCAACCCCGACTAACGGTCAGTTGCTGATTGGTAACGGAACTGGATTCAGCCTTGCTGCTCTGACCGCAGGATCGAATGTAACGATCACCAACAGTGCTGGTGGGATCACGATTGCAGCCACAGGTGGTGGTAGTGGTTCTCCTGGTGGCTCAAACACGCAACTGCAATACAACAACTCTGGCGCGTTTGCTGGTGCCTCCGGTCTGGTTACTGACGGAACCAATCTGACGCTGAACGGACAAGCTGATCTGCGGTTTGCTGATTCTGATTCATCGAACTGGGTGGCATTCCAAGCCCCTGCAACGATCTCCACGAACATCACCTGGACTCTGCCGAGCGCAGACGGTACCAACGGACAAGTCCTTCAGACGGACGGCAGCGGCACTCTTAGCTGGGCCTCTGGTGGCGGGGGTGGAATCTCTGCTGGTAAATCTATTGCATTCGCCCTCGTTTTCGGCGGCTAAACAGGAAAGGAATCCATCATGGCAGCCCCTAATATCGTTAATGTCAGCACAATCACTGGCAAGACCGCTGTTCAAGCAGTTGGAACTTCAGCCACGGCGATTGTGACCAACTCCGCAGCCAGCGGTAAGGTTTTCAAGATCAATGCTTTGTATGTGTCCAATGTGGATGGCACTAACAACGCAGAGGTCAATGTCGATTTGTTCCGAAGCTCTACGGCATACCACATTGCCAAGACGGTAGTGGTTCCTGCTGATGCTTCGCTGGATGTGCTGTCAAAGCCCATCTATCTTGAGGAAGGTGACTCGCTTCGGTTGACTGCCAATGCGGCATCTGACATCGAAGCTGTTTGCTCGTACGAGGAGATTTCCTGATGCAGCGCGGTAACGGTGCCGTAATCGGCAAACAGAATACGCCGACAACGAGTGTCGCTACCGGCGTATGGGCACTCAATGAGGTGCAAAGGGCTGTGCTGGGGTCTATTTGGCCTCGCCTTCAGCTCACTATCGTGCAGACCTTCACTTCGTCTGGCACTTGGACTTGCCCTGCTGGGGTCACTGAAGTCGAGTATCTGGTTGTTGCTGGTGGTGGTGGTGGCGCTATTTGGGGTGGCGGTGGTGGAGCAGGAGGCTTTCGCACCGGAACTGGTTTTGCCGTAACCGCAGGAACTGATTACACGATCACTGTTGGCGCTGGTGGTGGCGCTGGCGCATCAGATGGCCCTGATGGGTCAAATGGTAGCAACTCGGTGTTCTCAACAATCACTGCTGCTGGTGGTGGCGGTGGTGGTGGCTCAACAAACGCAACCGCGCCTTCTGGCGGTTCTGGAGGCGGTGGTCGGCGTGACAACCCAAGCACAGGCGGCTCTGGAAATACACCATCAACCTCTCCCGCCCAGGGAAGTAACGGTGGTAATGGCTTTAACAATGGCACAGTAATCGCTGGGGGCGGCGGTGGTGGTGCTAGTGCAGCAGGTGGCAATGGTGCATCTCCTGCTGGCGCTGGCGCTGGTGGAAATGGAACCGCCTCAACCATTACTGGGGCATCAGTCACCTACGCTGGCGGCGGTGGTGGCGGTGAAACACAAAACGATGGTACTGCGGCAGCCGGTGGCACTGGCGGTGGCGGTGCCGGTGGATATGGAACCGCGCCCAGCACTGCCGTGGCTGGTGTTGCCGGGACTGCAAACACTGGCGGGGGCGGTGGAGGCGGCGGCCGCTTCCAAGGCGGCGGCTTCCCACTGAGTGCAGCAGGAGCAGGCGGCTCCGGCATCGTCATCCTGAAGTACAACGTTCCATCACAAACCGTATTCACCTTCAAGTCATCGACCAAGTGGACTTGCCCCACGGGTGTGAGTTCGGTGGATTACCTTGTTGTTGGCGGTGGTGGCGCTGGTGGCGGCAGCAATAATGCGGGCGGGGGTGGCGCAGGTGGTTTCCGCACTGGCACAGGATTAAGTGTTACCGCAGGCACCGAATACACCGTCACTGTTGGAGCTGGTGGCGCAGGAAGTACAAACGCTTCAGTTGGAGCTAGCGGATCAAATTCGGTTTTTAGCACGATCACCTCTGCTGGTGGTGGTGGCGGCGGAGCAGGAGGCGGAAGCCCAAATGCCAATGGCGCGAACGGAGGTTCTGGCGGGGGTGCTGGTTTCGACTCAACCACATTTGGAAACGGAAACACACCCAGCGTTTCTCCTTCACAAGGCAGTAATGGCGGACAAGGCGCAAATAGTGCCCCAGGTTATGGCGCTGGTGGTGGTGGCGGTGCGTCTGCTGTTGGTGCGAATGGAGCATCAACAGGAGGTGGAAATGGTGGTAATGGAACCGCATCGTCTATTTCTGGCTCCAGCGTAAGTTACGCTGGCGGGGGCGGCGGTGGATCAAATGCAACCCCTGCATCAACAGGTGGATCTGGCGGCGGTGGTGCTGGTGCTGTAGTAAACGC